GATTGTCTCTTGCATTCGTTTGAGTACAAGCAAGAGGCTATCCGTTGGGCTAAGGGTTATACTTCCCGTGACATGGGAGGGTGGGATAAGATCTGTGTCCAATGCGAAAGGGAAGTAGACGTTGATGAAACTATGGAAGTTGTCGTCTGGTCTGTCTATGAAGAACCAATTGGGGAGTACTAATCATGCCTGTCCTATTAAGTAAAGCTAGTAAGATGCCGGGTAAATCGTGGTCTCTCCAAGCAGGGGATACTTGTCCGGGTAGTATCAATCCTGTAACTAAGGAAGTCATTGAGGTATGCAAGGATTGCTATGCTAAGTCTGGCTTCTACCGTATGGATAATGTCAAGGCCCCTCGCTTATCTAACAGGAAGGATTGGAAGCGTACCGAATGGGCTGATGATATGGTAGCAGCACTAGATAATGAGCGTTGGTTTCGCTGGTTCGATAGCGGTGACATTTATACTGCTGCACTAGCACAGAAGATCCATGAAGTAGCAACGCGCACACCGTGGTGCAATCACTGGATACCAAGTAAGTCCTACGGTATTCCCAAGATTAGGTACTGGTTGGATAGGCTCAGAGAGTTGCCGAATGTATCCGTTCGGTTTTCCTCCCCTAGTACACACGGTGTGTATAATAGTACACACGGATCAGTAGTAGTACAGAATGTAACTGATACAATCAAAGAAGGTAAGATGTGCGATGCTTATACTCGCGGTGGTAAGTGTGGTCCTTGTCGTGCATGTTGGGATAGTTCTATTAATCTCATAGTCTATCCATTGCACACGCCTAAGAAGAAGATCAATCTTATAGTGAATCGTGTCCAGAAGGTGGCATAATTAAGATGAGGTACGAATGATGGCTAAGGTCAAGCATACTCAGGATACTATCGATACAATATGCAAGTTACGCAAGCGAGGGTTGTCATGTGAGAAGATCTCTGATCAGACAGGGCTAACGAAGAACGTAGTACTTGCCCTCGTCTATAAGCACTACCTTAAAATCGACAGGCACGCACGCTACAGCCGCAAGTCTGACCATGATGGTAGGGATGTACCCTACTCAGATAAGCGCCCTTCTGTACCCTTCGTTAAGGGTTTAAATCATACTCGCTATTACGTTGTACACATGGAGAATAATGATGCTGTTCATCAACCTACCTAAAGAAGACTGGGATCTTGTCGTTGAGGCTATCGACTATCGCTTGTACTGCATGGATCAGGAGAATCATTTCTTCTTAGAGGAACCGGGGTCACCCTACCATGAACTGATAGAGATTAGAGATTACATTCTGTCCTTTACAACTCCGGTAGAATCGATAGAATAAGGCTACTGCCTACGGGGTGAACTATAGATATACTGTAGGTTAAACATAAGGAGTACCATGAGATGAAGGTAGCGATATTAATCCTAGCAATACTAAGTAACGAAGGTGAGCTACAGTTGCACAGTAAGGAACTAGCAGTGTGTCCTGATAAAGCAGCACTAACTGAGACACTAGACAAGAAGAAGAAAGAAGGTGAGTTCATAGAATGGAATGCTATCTGTCTTCACCCTCAGGTTGATGCTAAGGTAGAGGGTGAGTGATGAGTGACCTTGTGCAGGAACTGCGTCAGGGGTCCCTAAACAACGATGACTACAGATGGAAAGCCGCCGACCGCATCGAACAGCTTGAGGGGGCGCTGCGGGCTGTGATGAATGACCTCATACTGATTGGCGAGAACCACTGGCTTCCAGTTGGACTGCTTGATGATGTTATCTACGTTAACGCCCTCGCCGCACTGGAGGATGTCCATTCAATTGGTCATAAGGGTGGCTTGTGAACAAGATACTATACATAAAACTAATTAGGAGAATAACATGAAGCTTATGGTTGACCCACCTGAGGGGTGGAGATACGGGTTCCCTAAGGTATGCCCTGAAGAACATAAGCATAGAATCCTTGACTGGATTGTAGAAGTAGGGTACCCCAAGCAAGAGGTAGAGAAGCTTGGTAAGCATTTCTATGTTAGGTGTTGGGAGATTGTATAGTCTTCCCGATAGGGATAGAACAAGATGAGATGTTACATTTGTAATAAGGATTGTCCCGATGGGGAAATTCAAGTAGAGAAGAGAGATGGTGTATACAAGTTTGCACCGTGTAAGGAATGCTCGAATGTTGTACAGAGGACGATACTATACAAGGAAATAGAGAATGAAGAAGCACCAACCATGCCCCTGTGGGACATCGAGTGATGGGTTGTATGATTACGGTGACCACCAGTACTGTTTCGCATGTAATAAATACTTTGGCGAAGGAAGAGAAGAAGAGATGACTGATATGTCTAACACTCCGGTCCAGATGAAGGGTGAACTTAGCCCTATCCTAGACCGTAAGCTTAACCTTAAGACTGTCGAGTTGTACCGTGTACTTCAGCATGATGGTAAGCATATGTATCCTTACTATAGGGATGGTAAGCTTGTCGCTGTTAAGACTAGGCTCCCTGATAAGGCTGGCTTCCCTTGGTCTGGATCTCCGGGTGGTGTAGAATTGTTTGGTCAGAACTTATTCCCTCAGGGTGGTAACACGCTTACGATTGTAGAGGGTGAGCTTGATGCCTTGTCTGCCTATCAGATGCTGAATGAACCTGTAGTCTCAGTATGCTCTGCTAGTACGGCAGTCTCAGATCTCAAGCGTAACTATGAGTGGGTTAATTCTTTTAAGCGTATCTTCTTTGCCTTTGATAATGATAAGGCAGGGCAGGAAGCACAAGCTAAGGCAGCATCCTTGTTTGATCCTAAGAAAGTAAGGATCATGAAGCTTGCACAGCACAAGGATGCCTCTGACTATCTTGTAAATAATAATATCAAGGAGTTCTATGAGCAGCACAGAACAGCAGGACCATTCACCCCTGATGGCATTGTATCCGGGGCAAGCATCTATGACCTACTCAGAACAAAGCCTGAGTATGACTCTGTTAAGTACCCGTGGGATGGTGTCAATGACTATACCTATGGACTCAGGACTGGAGAACTTGTTACTGTCATTGCTGGAACAGGCGTTGGAAAGACACAGTTCCTCAGAGAGCTGATCTATGGGCTACTGAATAACACGAAGGCTAACGTAGGTGTACTCTTTTTAGAGGAACCCATCCGTGATACTGGCCTTGGTCTTATGTCAGTCCACGCTAACAAAAGGATCTACCTACCCGATGCTGAGTACACTAAGGATGAGTTTGATGATGCTTACAAAGCGACTGTTGGATCAGGTCGTGTCTTTCTTTACGATAGTTTTGGATCTAACAGTATTGACAGGATTCTGGGTACTATTCGTTATCTTGTTCGCGCATTGGATTGCAAATATATTATCCTAGATCACATCAGTATTGTAGTATCAGACCAGAGCAATGGTGATGAACGCCGTGCGCTTGATGAGATTGCAACAAAGCTTAAGACATTAACGGTTGAACTATCAGTATGCATTATCATGGCTGCTCATCTACGGAGACAACCTAATGGTCAGTCACATGAAGAGGGTGCTGTTGTTAGTCTTTCTGATATTCGCGGGACTGCCGGAATTGGGCAGCTTAGTAATATCATTCTGGGTCTTGAGCGTAATACGCAAGCGGATGATCCAGCAGAGAGGCACATCGTAAGGGTACGTGTAGTTAAGAACAGGTTCAGTGGTATGACGGGACTTGCTACTCACTTGCGGTATCATACCGAATCTGGTAGACTTATCGAAGAACAACCCGATACACCAGTGGAGAATACAGATGACAATTAAGATTAACGTACATGTAGACGGATGGATCTCAGAAGAGGGGTTCCATATCTTTGTAGAAGAACAGGAAGAAATCATTACCTTCTTTAGGATGGCTAATGAGTTCATCGAAAGTCAGTGTGTTCCAAGTGTACCACCCAGTATACGGCAGGATGGTAGGGAGAACATTGCTAAGCTGGCATACATCCTAGAATCTACAGCAGGATATTTGAGGAGCCAAGGTAGTGCAATTACCGACTGGGAAAATTATATGGGACGTAGAGACTGATGCCCTCAACGCTACAGTCATTCACCTCTTGGTTGCGAAGTTTGTGGGCAAGGAAGGATATTACATCTTCCGTGATGCAGAGAACTTCAGAGCCTTCTATGAAGACAACCTTGACGCTGAATGGATCGGACACAACAGTATCTCGTTTGACTCGGTTGTCCTGTCCCGTCTGTGGGGAATCACTATCCCTCTCGGAAAACAATCCGACACTCTTGTCATGTCCAGATTGTGGGAGCCAACTCTTGACGGCCACTCACTACAAGCATGGGGTGACCGTTTCTGTGAAGCAAAGATCCCGTTCAAGGAGTTCTCCGTTTACTCAGAAGAGATGAAGCTATACTGTAAACGAGATGTCAAAATTACTGAGCGAGTTTATAAACATCTTAATCGTATGCTTACTTGTTTCTCTATGGAATCTATCCGCCTTGAGCATGCTACTCAGTACATTATCTCTGAGCAAATCAGGAATGGTTTTCTTTTAGATAAACAGGTTGCATCTTGTATCTATACTGGTGCGTTGACTGAAGCTAATCGTATTGAAGAAGCAGTCATTAAGTTCTTCCCTCCGATTGTAACAGAGCGGTACTCAGAGAAGACAGGTAAGCGTCTTAAAGATGATGTCGAGTCTTTCAACCTTGGTTCACCAAATCAAATTGTAAAGCGTCTTGATGAGCTAGGTTGGAAGCCGACAGTACAAACAAAGACGGGTAAGTCTTGGAAGATATGTCAGGAAAATCTAGATACTATTCCTGATACCCTTCCTGACGGTACTGCTATGCCGCAGTGTATTAAAGATCTAAAGAAATGGAAGATCCTTGAAACAAGATGGAAGACTGCAAAGGACTGGCTCGACAGAATGGACGGAGATGGTAGAGTCCACGGACAAGTTATCATTCCCGGTACCATTACCCACAGAGCCACCCACCAAAACCCAAACATGGCTAACATCCCCTCTATCACCACAGAACGTGGCTTATCTGGACTATTTGCATACGAATGCAGAGAGTCTTGGACTGTCCCAAGAGGCTCTAAGCTGGTTGGAACAGATGCTGCGGGAATACAACTTCGTGTACTCGCCCACTATCTAAACGATCCTGAGTATACGAAGACGTTGTTAGAGGGTGACATCCATACCTTTAACAAGAATGCACTTGGTGAGTACTGTAAGGATAGACCGACAGCAAAGACTTTCATCTATGCTTGGTTGCTTGGTGCTGGTCAGGCTAAGGTGGGGCAGATACTGAACTGTACTGTACGTCAGGCTGGTGATGCTATGGATAACTTCCTCCGTTCTATTCCTGCTTTAAAGGAGCTTAAGAGGAAGGCTGCTATGGCTGCACAGCGTGGCTACCTCGTCAGCCTTGACGGTAGGCGTATCAAGATCGAGTCTGAACACAAGGCTCTATCCGTCTACCTACAAGGTGGTGAGACTATCATCATGCGTATGGCTAACTTTTTCTGGTACAATCAGGCGAAGAAAGATAAGATCAAGTTCAAGCAAACAGTATGGGTACACGACGAATGGCAGACAGAAACAGAGGAGGGAAGGGCAGAAGATCTCGGAAGACTGCAAGTACAATCCATCCGAGATACCGGGGATTACTTCAACTTGAACTGTCCACTGGACGGAGAATACAAGATAGGTAACAACTGGGCAGAAACACATTGACAATATACCAAGACATGCTAATATATTCATACGAACAACTGAGGAAAGACACAACAATGGCTACTGCTTCGAAGACTGTAACTGGTGAGTTCCGTACCAAGGTTTACTTCGCTCATGTACAAGAGCCTTCCCAGTTTGGGAACTACGAGATCAACCTCGCTGTTACCCCTGAGATTGAGAAGAAGCTTATCGAACTCCGTCTTGATGGTAAGATCAAGGATGGTAAGGAACGTATTAACAATGGTGGTAGGTTCCTCACCCTGCGTAATGCAGCTATTGATCTTGGTGGGTTTGAATCTGAGATGGTTGTCATCGATCAGAACGGTAAGCGTACGAAGTCTCTTATCGGTAATGACTCTGAGTGCATCGTGTACTGGCGCGCTTACGATACCCCTAAGTATGGTAAAGTCATCAAGCTTGGTAAGATGATTGATTGGGACGAAGAGAATAAGAAGAAGAAGTTTGGTACCCTTAAGATCGTTGAGCTTGTCGAGTACGCTAGTCCGGTGAACGAGTTCGCTGCTGCTATGGACGCGGCCTCTGAGGAAGACCCCTTCCCTAAGTCTGAACTCCCGCCTCCCTCTGAGGTTAAGGCTAAGAGCAAGAAGGTTACGTTTGAGATCGAAGCTTGATGTACTACACGACTGACGAGATGCCGAAGGAGGGGGATTCAGTGGAGTCTCCCTCCCACTACAACTCGGGTAGGGTTGAGTGCATCGACTACCTTAAGGATAACATGCCCTACGATAACTTTCTTGGGTACCTTGAAGGTAACACGAAGAAGTATCTCCATCGCTGGAGGTATAAGAAGAAGCCACTAGAAGATCTCAAGAAGGCACAGTGGTATCTCAATCGATTGATTAAGGAGTTATCCGATGGACCTTGATGATTACCAGAACAAGGCTCTTACTACCCTGCTTGTCGATAGTGAGGACCATCTTACGTATGGTCTTGCTGCTGAAGTAGGAGAGGTCATGGCCCTTATGCAGAAGGCTGCACGGCGTGACCCACGGTACTGGTCTAGTGAGTCTGACCATTTCTTTGGAGACTATACTCCTTTGTTTAAGGAGAAGATCTTTGCTGAACTGGGTGATGTACTCTGGTATCTCTCATGTCTTGCTAGTCATCATGGTTTCCCTATGAATGCTATTGCCCTACATAATCTAGAGAAGTTGGGCAAGAGGCAGACAGATGGTACCCTACAAGGTAATGGAGACAATCGGTAATGGCTTCTATCAACACACTCGTTGAAGATGTATACAATCTACTTGAGCTTGGTACCAAAGAAGATCTTACAGAGAAGGCTAACGAGTTTGGTAGTAGACTTGCTGCCCTTATCGTAGATAGGCTCATCCCTAAAGAAGAGAAGCGTACCTTGAGGATGTCTAATATTGGCAAGCCTGATCGTATGCTGTGGTATGAAATCAATCGTACTATTCCAAAGGAAGAGTTCAATGGACCGACATACCTTAAGTTCCTTTATGGTGACCTCATCGAAGAGGTTGTCCTATTCCTTTCTGAAGTTGCGGGTCACACTGTGTCAGATAGGCAGCGACAAGTTACTGTCGATGGGATTGTTGGTCACATTGATGCTGTACTTGATGGCGTCCTAATCGATGTAAAGAGTACCTCTCCTTATTCCTTTAAGAAGTTTAAGGATGGTAGTCTTCGCAATGATGATCCCTTTGCGTACATCCCTCAGTTGTCTGGGTATCTAGAGGGAACAGGAATCAAGGATGGTGCCTACGTAGCAGTCGATAAACAGAATGGTAACATCGCTGTTATGACCCTTCAGGATACCGATAGGGTAGACATCAATGCTAGGATTGCTCACGTAAAGGAAGTAGTTAGTCAGGATACTCCACCTACTCGTTGCTTCCAGCCTGAACCAATGGGTAAATCCGGTAACATGAAGTTGGCTACTGGTTGTTCCTATTGTTCCTTTAAGAAAGAATGTTATTCAGATGTACCTCTCAGAAAGTTTATCTATAGTACTGGCCCAGTATGGCTAACCCATGTTGAAGAAGAGCCGAAAGTCTACGAAGACAAAGAAGTTACTTAATGATAGCCCAGCAAGATGGCGTAGGATCTATAAAGAATATGGGCTTACAAAAGATGGATACAACAAGATTCTTCAAATCCAAGGAGGAACTTGCGCTATATGTCAACGACACCCTGACAAGATCAGACCCAGAAGAAATCTTGCAGTCGATCACAATCATGAGACTGGAGAAATCAGAGGTCTGCTATGCTATCGGTGTAACCATGTACTGCTCGGTAGAGTCTTAAGGGATGACATTGAGATGGCAAAGCGTACATACTTGTACTTGAGTACTAATAAGAACTACGGTAGGGTACCTAACTAACTACCCTTAGCTCAGTTGGATAGAGCAATAGCCTTCTAAGCTATGGGTCGCACGTTCGAATCGTGCAGGGTAGGCCATGCTGGTATAGCTCAGTGGTAGAGCATCTGATTTGTAATCAGGAGGTCGTGGGTTCAAGTCCTACTACCAGCACCATTCATTCTAACAGGAGAACATCATGACAATCAGAGAAGAGTACGAAGAACTTAAGGCACTCGTTAAGGTCTACCTCGAAACAAAGTATGATGATGGAGAGATGTACCAAGACGATACTGAGTGGGCTGAAGCCCTAGAGGAAATGGAAGTTGATATGTGTATTGCAGTTGGTCTTATCGATGAAGAGGATCTAGATGTCTAAGACCCATCTGATTATCCCGGACCCACATGTAGCACCTGATGAGGACTTGTCTAGGTTCAGTTACCTTGGTAAGCTTATCGCTAGTGTCAAGCCTGATACTGTTATCTGTATCGGTGACTGGGCTGACATGCCTTCCCTCTGCTCCTACGATAGGGGTACGAAAGGCTTCGAAGGACGGCGGTACAAGAAGGACATCGAGTCTTCCTGTATCGCACAGGAACTTATGTTTAAGCCTATCCGTGAAGCTAAGAAGAAGCTGCCTCGCTTCATCATGACAACAGGGAACCATGACTATGCTAGGATTGAGAAAGCTATCCAGAGGGATGCTGTCTTGGATGGAACCATCTCCGTACAGGATCTACAATACGAAGACTTTGGTTGGGAAGCTTACCCTTTTCTGGAACCTGTTGAAGTCGATGGTGTTTATTACGCTCACTATTTCCCAACGGGGGTCATGGGTAGAGCTACAAGCGGTGAACATCAAGCATACACTCTACTCACCAAACAGTTCGTATCCTGCACGCAGGGCCACACTCACACTAGAGATTTCGCAGAGAGGACTGGACCTGACGGACGAAGACTTCTGGGCCTAGTAGTAGGGTGTTACATCGATAGGAAGCATGACTATGCAGGGGAGGCTAACAAGATGTGGTGGCCGGGAGTAATCATTAAGCGTGGTGTACAGAATGGTATGTACGACCATGAGTGGATTAGCATGGACAGGATTAAAGATGAGTTTCGAACTTAAACAACTTATCCTTGATCGATTCTCTGTTCTTGAACTTGTAGAAATCCTTGACCTAGACCCAGAAGAGTTCTATGATAGATTCGAAGATATCATAATTGAACGCTTCGATAAGTTAAAAGAGATTGACAATGGGCTGGAGAAAGAAAAGTTTTCAGAAGAGAATTAATAACCGTACTTACGTGAGTAGTCCGGTTGCTAGGGAGTTAGAAGAAGGGCAGTACAGACAACGAATAAAAGAATCTGATAAAGATTATAAACGTCAAAAGATGAATGTAAGGAACATCGATGAATACGCCAATGAAGAATCTTCCAACTGATTACCAGACCTTTATCGCTACCTCCCGGTATGCTCGTTGGATTGATAGTGAGAATCGTCGTGAGTCTTGGGGAGAGACTGTCGAGAGGTTTATGGATAACGTAGTCGGCCCCAAGATTGGGTTCGAAGGGGTATACCATGACATCAAGAAAGCTATCATTAACCTTGAGATCATGCCCAGCATGAGGGCTATGATGACGGCTGGTAAGGCCCTTGATCGTGATAACACCTGTGCCTATAACTGTTCCTATCTCCCTGTCGATGACATGAAGTCATTCGATGAGGCTATGTTTATCCTTCTGTGTGGTACTGGCGTTGGGTTCAGTGTCGAGCGGCAGTACATTAGCAAGCTTCCCGAAGTACCTGAGAAGATGTTTGACTCTCAGACTATCATCGCTGTCTCAGATAGTAAGGAAGGTTGGGCTAAGGCTCTTCGTCAGCTTATCTCTCTTTTGTATTCCGGTGAGATCCCTAAGTGGGACATGAGCAAGATCCGTCCTGCTGGTGCCATGCTTAAGATCTTTGGTGGTCGTGCCTCTGGTCCTGAACCTCTTGATCAGTTGTTCCGGTTCGTTACATCTATCTTCAAGAATGCTGCTGGTCGTAAGCTTAACTCGCTTGAGTGCCATGATATTATGTGCAAGATCGGTGAGGTTGTCGTAGTCGGTGGCGTTCGTCGTTCTGCTATGATCTCTCTATCTAACCTCTCTGATGACCGTATGCGTAACGCTAAGACAGGTCAGTTCTGGGAGAATAACCCACAGCGTAGCCTTGCTAATAACTCTGTAGCCTATACTGAGAAGCCTGATGCTAGTACCTTCTTGCATGAGTGGGCTTCACTCGTAGACTCTGGTACTGGTGAGCGTGGTATGTTCTCCCGTATCGCTGCACAGAATCATACCAGTAAGAACGGTAGGCGTGATCCCAATCATGAGTTTGGTACTAACCCTTGCTCAGAGATTATCCTCCGTCCCTATCAGTTCTGTAACCTGACTGAGGTCGTTGTCCGTGCAGACGATAGCCTCGTTGAGCTTGAGCGTAAGGTTAAGCTTGCTACTATCCTTGGTACTATTCAGGCTACCTATACCCACTTCCCCTACCTTAGGAAGATCTGGACTAAGAACACTGAGGAAGAGCGACTCCTTGGTGTATCGTTGACGGGTATTATGGATCATGATATCTTGAATGGTATCAACCCTCATGGTAACCTTCCTGCTGCACTAACCGCCCTTAAGGAAGTAGCAGTAAGTACTAATAAGGAATGGGCTAACAAGCTTGGCATCCCTGTGTCTACCGCTATTACCTGTGTCAAGCCTTCTGGTACTGTCTCTCAGCTTGTTGACTCTGCTTCTGGTATCCATCCCCGGCATAACACCTATTACATTCGTCGTGTTCGTGGGGATAACAAAGACCCGATTACCCAGTTCATGAAGGATTACGGTATCCCCCATGAGCCTGACATCATGAAGCCTGAGAATACTACGGTGTTCAGCTTCCCGGTGAAGGCTCCCGATAGTGCTGTTACCCGTCATGATATCTCAGCTACCGTGCATCTCCATCTCTGGAAGATCTACGCTGAGTTCTGGTGTGAGCATAAGCCTTCAATTACTGTCTCGGTTAAGCCTGACGAGTGGGTTACTGTTGGCTCTTGGTTGTACAATAACTTTAATATTGCATCTGGTCTTTCCTTCCTTCCTCATTCGGATCACATCTATAAGCAAGCACCGTATGAAGATTGCACTGAGGAAGAGTATCTTAATCTCCTGAAGCAGATGCCAGAAAGTATTGACTGGTCTAAGCTTTCGGATTATGAAAAGGAAGATACGACTAAGGCTAGTCAGTCTCTTGCTTGTTCCAGTGGAGTATGTGAAATTGTGGATCTTACATAATGGATGATGATACTGGTAAGATTAAGAATATCATTAAGCTTGTTACAAAAGAAAAACCCCCAGAGGAAACTCCGGGGGTTACTCCTGATGATCTTCTAAAAGAAGGTATCGGAAACTATGATAGCCTTATCCTTATTGGATGGAAGGATGATAGTTTTAAGATCAGTTGGTCAGAAGAACTTTCTCCAGATGAAGTATACCTTCACTTTGACCTAGCTAAAGATAGACTTCTTAAGAAGATATACGAGTTCTAACTAACGTACTTATTACTTACGCTTTTTAAGGAAGCCCAAGAGATTACCCTTGGGCTTTCTCTGCATTCTATCAGTAGACAAACCTTCTCTTTCAGTCCTAGACAAACGTGCAACAGGAGCAGACGAGGCTACCTTCCTAGGACGAAGATTAGGCTTAGGGGCAGCACGACTAACAGGATTACCACCACCCATCTGTGCGCCTGAACCCAGTGTAAAAGCATCAGAAGAGCCAGACTTCTTAGGTGCATTCCAAGTACCATATCCGGTGTATGTACTGGGAGCTACCTTCGTGTTCATAGGCTTTGGACGAGTTGTTGTAGGTCTTACTGAAGTTGTACCCTGCCCGCTTCGATACTTGGCATAATCTCCCGGATTGTATTTAACCGTGCGTTCACGAGCAATATCACCGTAGACTCCGGGACCTCTACCGGGAGCGCGTTCATTCGCTGGAATCTCTGATCGAGTCTTTGGCTTTGTAGGACCAATAGCTGAAGAGTACTTCTTCTTAAGGGTTGAATACTTATCCTTTGTGGAACCTTCACCAGCGGGGGCTGCATCAGCAATAAAGCCAAGGGCTGCACCGACAACAGGGATCTTTTTAACAGTACCTTTGAGTAGACCAGTCCCTTTAGTTGCAACACTACTACCCCCAGTACTTCCGTACTTCGTCATAACCTTCTTTAGATCATCAATCTTACTATCCAAGGTTTTAATTCTAAATTTGGTTATTTTATTTCTTCTTCTAATTTCTTTATTTTTATTTTCTAGATCTAAAAGTTTATTATTTCTAGCCGTGTTATACTCATTCTTGGCTTCCTGAAGGTGCTGCGCTCTAAGCCCACCGCTTTTAAGATCCTTAGCTGACTGAGATTTCTTTGGACTATCATCCTTAGTTGTCTTAAAAACAATTTTTTTCTTTGGTTCTGGAGCTATATTACGAAAAATAATCTTAGGTGTTTTCTTAGCCGGAGCCTTCTTAACAGGAGGTTTCTTTTTTGGAGCAGCCATCTTACTTACCCTTCTTCTTAGCAGGCTTCTTAGCCTTGGACTTCTTCTTCATAGGCTTCATCTCAGCCATCTCTTCCTTCTTACCACCACGGTACTTACCGCCCTTCATCTCGGACATCTCTTCCTTACCGCCGTGCTTCATCTTCTTCTTATACAACTGACCTTTACTAGGCATAACAGAACTCCTTCTTAAATCTGTAGTGTTACTTGTTTTCATCATTTCTTTTTTGCTGTCTTAGCAGCTTGTTTAAAGGCTTTATCTGTAGGTGCGCCCTTCTCACCTTTCTTCCGCATCTTCTTGCCAGCCTTACGCTTGGCATTGATGTTAGCGTACAATCCTTTAGCCATTCCTTTTCTCCTCAGCTATGAAAGCTTCAATCCACATCTTACACAATGGAGATCTAACGACATCTTGTATTGTAAATTCAATAACTGGTACAGGAAGACAGTGCTTCTTAACCATCATAATTGTTTTACTCAGTCCTGATGTCTCTTGGATATCTGACTGGGATACATCCCCATTAAGGAGAACCTTACTGTTCTCACCTATTCTTGTTAGGAACATCTTCATCTCATGAGGTGTAGTATTCTGGGCCTCGTCAAGGATAACAAAAGCATTCTCAAATGATCTACCTCGCATAGTTTCAAAAGGTACAATCTCAATGTTCTTACTATTAATAGCAATTTCTACAACTGCTGGAGTAAGTATCTTATTTAAGACATCGATGACAGGAGCCATCCAAGGTGACATCTTTTCTTCTAGTGTACCGGGGAAGTAACCGATAGACTTACTAGCTCCAATGTTAGGTCTTGTAAGAAT